GAAGAGGACCAGATTCGGGAAGAGTTTCATTATTCCATCCTGCATTTGTCCAGGTGCAAGACATATCACCACCATCGATCAGTTTGTTAACCTTATCGGCGGTATTGTAGTGATCCCGAAGAATGCGACCGTTGTACTCAGGATAGCCATCATAATGACAATATGCAGCCAGGATAGAACCATCCTTGAGTTGTTTGCCGATCAGTGAACGAGTTCCCATGTGTTTGTTTGAACTGAAGTTAGTATAGGGCAGAGTGGGGCAGAGTGGAGGGCAGAGTGGCCAGTTCCTCAACTGTCCTCTAATAACTTGACGTTGATCTCAGTCCAGTTAGGATACTGCTTCATGGCATAATTCTCTAACCTTGTGTTGTGAGCTTTGATCCCTTTTTGTGTTTTTGGACGTGTTGGCATTGTTCTTAAGATTGACAATGATCCTTCGTCTGTTGTAACTTGAATTTGATAAGTTGCAGTTGTGGTTTTCATCAAAATACGTTAGTCCAGCGTTCGTGTTGTACTTTGGTGATACGGCCTTCCTTCAACATGTTATCACATACATTACAAAAGACTTGGAACTTTTCAATTCGTGACAGTTCATAACCTTTTGCTGTTTCACCGATAATCTTTGTGATGTGTTGTTTAAGCATGATCAGCAGGCGAGAGACATTGCAGAGTTGAAGAGTTGAGGAGCAGTGTTCATGTCGGTGACTTCATAACCATAACCCTCAACACGGGAATCAACCTCACGCTCAAAATCACGCTTCAGGATGTAGCTCTTGGACTGAGATTTGCCCATGAAAGTCACAACCTTCAGAATGTAGCGAGTGCTGATCTCACCGTCTGCAAACTTGACGGGATAGAAGTCAACAACCATGTTTGCGCCTTTGGAAGTCAGTTGCATGTGGGGCATTCCTCTCAACATGGCCAATATACACGGGATCAGGGGGCCGTGCCATCACCCTGTGCCACTTCGCAAACTGGTTTCAGCAGCGACTCCTGGCGGTCCAGTTCATACCAGACTGAGACCAGCCTTTGATTGATGAAACCTTCCCAATCATTTCCCCTCATCAAATTTTGAATGTTCTCAATTTGTTGTTTTGCCAGAATGATTTTTTCTAACTTAGTCATCCATAACGCTCCATGTATTCATCTAATGTAAAATCTTCATCAGTCCATGTTTCTTCGATCAATTGTTCTGCCGTCAGTTTCTCCATACTTTCACGAAACTCTTCTGGGCTGGGATCATTCTCGGGATCATAATCATCATGACATAACCACTCCCATTCAGCCACAAGTGCATCAACCAATTGTTCTTTAGTATATTTCATTGAAAGAATACCTCCAAACCTTTAAGATTGAGTTGCATGGCTGAATATGGAGTGGTTGAATTGATGTTCACTACATCTCCGACCTTTTTTGGATTGACTGGGGCATGATACTCTCTTGTTTTGGAGTTATAGAATCCCCAGATAGATTTAACAGGAGCACCACCGTTGTAACTGAATTGAGAATGATTGCGAATCCATATAGCAACCACATTCCTTTTGTACTGTTCAAATTCATACGAATAACCTTTAGGAGCTTTATGTGCAAATTCGATCATTCTTCTTCCTCTTCGTAAATGTCCGAAAACATTTGATAATAAAGATCCGAACGAATATCAAAATCATCAGGAGTTTCACCCTCCCAAATAGTCAGAATGTGATCGTAGAGTGTCATTGGTCCTGAATTGGTTGGCAAAGGCATTCTAGCGCCTTGTGGCTAGGTCTCAGAGTGCATTGTAACTATTCTTCAACTTGCCCAGTGCTTTGGCATGTTAAAGTTGAGGCAGCTGAATACCTCACGATCGACTAACTTAACGGTGGTTTTGCCATCCGAGACAACAAAACCCTCTTGTTTGATCTTCATGGGGCCGACCAGGGACACTGGGGCATCCGTGATGATAAGACTATCGATAAATTCCTCTTTCATCTCCAGAACCATAAGATAGAGGTTTACGAGATGAATATCACCCAGAATGGCACACAAAATCTCATCTGTCAGGGGAATACCCTGCTGAATGCACAAATTGATGGACGTTTTACGCTTTTCTGCCTCTTTTTTGGACAGAAATTTGATTTTGCGCGTATCAATTTTGGGCGCGGAACCTTCTCCGCGCAGGCGGTCAAGACTCGGTTGAACCCACCTGATCTGGGGGTGGGGATCGAACATATCAAACAGTGGATTAGCCACCATGTTCCTCAGATCACCCTCACCAGTGTAAAATGTGTGTGGTGCAATGATAAGTTTCTCGGAAACATGCTCGGAGAAACGATAGGTGATCAGATTAGATTTGAACTCGGTGCCATTACCGAACCCAATAAATTCACCCTGATATACTTCAGTGGTACGAGGAAGATACTTGAAACATACATGAAGAATATCGGCAACAGGGCCCTGATAGTGTTGATCGATTTCTTCATGTGAGTGTGCAATACGAATCTTTTTCTTGTTGAATACAGCTTTAGTACCAACAAAAAATGTACCAGTTGCAGGATCAGTGCCCCATACGATTGCAGGAGAACCATCCATCTTCACTGACATATACTTTGGATTGAAAAGAATATCAATCGCAGAAAGATCACCCGTCAGGATGGAATCTTCGATGTGGTCGATGTGAAGGTTCTTCATCAATTAAAGAGTGAAAGTTGTTCGAATTGAATGTGATCACAGCATGAATCATCATCATGCAAATCGATCATGTCGGTGTCAACGTGTTTGATAAGTTTACCAAACAACATGTTGACGAAATCACGATCTTCTTGAGTAATCATTGACAATCAGGATGTGGTTGAGGTAGTATGGCACACGCATTATCGTATGCTTTGAACATCTTAGCATCACGATCTGCTAGGAAGTTAAGATAACTCCCAAGAGCAAGACAGAGAAAGATGCCAGCAAGTCCATATTGGGCGACTTTAGAAAACATCAGTGTGGTGTGCCTCTCAACATGGCCATTATAGGCGGTTGCCCTTGGGAAGACCAGGATCCTGGTCCAGTTCGAGAATTGGCCTATGACCTAGAACCGCGTCCATTGCTTGCTGTGCTTTCTCTACCCTAATTTTGTGAAAGTTAAGCACGTCAGTGATACAATCCCTGAGATCTTTGTAGAATACATCTACATCTACATCACCCTCATTCAAATACTCATCGATTGATTCTTGCAAACGTTCTTTACGTTGCTCTTCAAATGATTTTGTAATCATTTCTTTGTAATAACTATTGGTTGGATACACATTCATGGGTATGCTCATGGTCTACGACAAGGCCGGGAATGTATGGATGACCAAATTCCCAAACAATAGTGGCAACGAAGCCGACGATAATAAACTTGATAGTGTTGTTCATTTTACTAAGAATTGCTTTTCGTAATTTAGTAGATCCTGAGGAGCAAGATCCCCAACATCACCATCATATTCTACAGCATTTTGATAGTATTGTCCAACCTTTTCATACAGTTTGATTCCCAAATGCTTGTACTTTAGATTAGTGGGAACATAAACTTTGTACTCCACACCATCATTGTCTGTAAGTAAGCTGAGTTGCTTGTTTTCAGATTTGGTGACACATACTGTCGTCCTTGCAAGGTTGAACAGATTTTCAAATACAGTATAATCGGACAGATAAACATCTGGATTATCCATGATCATCCGACAGATGAATTGTGGTGACAGACAGTGATCATCTGTGCGATTTTTGCTGTCATTCATTGCCGATTCACTGACCAATCCAGTGCGATTGTAACCAGAACAAAACACTAGATCATAATAGATACGTGTGATTGGACGGAAATAGTCAGGATCACTCCAATTGTCAATGTTGGCACGAAGTGCATTGTAAGCTGTGCGGCAGTAAACAGTCCAGTCCTTCATTTGTCGTTCAGGTAAGTTTCAGAATGAGCCAGATCAAAGATGCTATTCAAAATTTCATTGTATTCTTCATAGTATTTGCTACTCACAACTTGCCGCTGTTGTTCTTTACGAACGGCAGAGAAAATGAGTTTCCACTGATGATGAGTAAGATTCATGAAAAATTAGTGATAGAGTGGTAAACTGCGCTCAAGTTCATGTGTCCCTTGAAGTACCCGGCCACTATAGCACAGAGGGTGAGAAGGATCACCCCCAGCAGTGACAAAACGTTAGGAAGTGGATTGTTCACTTATACAAATAACCACCAGCCCAATCTGCATTCTCAAGCAACCACTCACGATCATTGATCAGGAGAAGATTGAAACGAATACCTTTTGCAGGTGCTTTGATGCTGGCAGGTTTGTAAACATCACCAGACTTACGATCAACGAAAGCATGGACAGAGCGAGAACCATTGGCACTCATCATGATTTTGTGATACTTACGACCAGACTCCACAGTGAACTCATAACCACACTGACCATTCTTCAGTTCTTCAATACATGCTTGATGATAATCAGCATTCACTTCCAGATAAACAGAACGTTGATGAGACTTGATGCTGTAATCAATGTAGTTCTTCACCAGAGCATCACACAGCATCAGACAATACTTACGGATGTTCAACTCAATGGTGTTTTGAGCATCTTTCTGAGCAGAGTAGTCAGCGAGTGCCTGAGTCATGCGGGAAACCTCTCAACATGGCCAATATATCCCGAATCAGTGCCAGGGTCAAGGGATCTGTACCAGTTCAGGAACTGGCCTTCTTTCTGCGGGTACGCTTGGCGGGTGCTTTAGCTTTTGTTGTCGTTTTCTTTGCAGCGGGTGCCCTCTTGGTTGCCATCGCCCGCTTCGCTTCAGGTTTTTTAGTTGTTGTTACTTTCTTTGGTGATATTTTACGTTTGGGTTTCTCTTCTGGTTTTAGCTCAGGATACCTATAACGAACATCAATTTTTAGACGTGGTTTCTTTACCCTGTCATATTGCTTTTGCATGTGTTCATGACACTGAAACCATGCAATCTTCTTGGTCTTTCCTTCCATCCATTCCATACGAATAGGAAAGGTTTCGTATGGAAATAATTTCTCAAGTTCTGCTTTACTAAGGCGAGGCATTGACGTATTTTCTAGAAATTTTATCACACTTTTGTTTGAAGTGTGCATACAAAGAATTGTTAAAACTAATTAAATCTTCATAGTAAGAATTATCTTTGTATCTGTCGGCCATCATATCATAGTATCGCCATTCATCCAAATCATCAAGATCTTGTATGAATGATGTTGTCCAAAACACAGCAGCATATCGATCACCTCTTGTAACTTTATTCACACGATGAGGTGTTCCAGTTTCATATGTAATACCCTCACCAGCTTGGAGTTTAAACATTTTCTCCTCACCATCAATTAACAAGACAAGTTCTCCACCATCATAAGTATCTGGATCACTTAAAAAAATAGTAGTGCTAAAGTGCCCACACCCTGGTTCATCAAAATGTGAATGATAATAACCACCAGTGGGTGTTTTACTTATGATTGGATCAGTGCTTAAGAGTGCATAAGTATTTTTCAAAAATTCTTTATTTGAATCTAATACAAAATGAATAATGGATGGATCTTTGATGCCACATTCAAGATTATTTTTAATCAAATTCATATCATATTCTGGTTTCTTACTACCAAAATTAAGTGATTCTACTCCATCATGCCATTCATCATCTTCTATCATGCTGTACAATTTATTGGCAGAGTTTTTTGTGAGAAATTTACTAGTAAAATAAAACATTACACAAACCAAGTTACAATAGAATAACGAGTTCCAGACTCAACGGGACAAACTCTATGGGGATAAAGAAATGTAGCGGGAAAGAATACTGCGGAACCAGCTTCAATCTTCATCTTATATTTGCCTCCCCAGAAATGCAGTTCTCCACCCTCATAATCATCATTTAATCCCAAGATTGCTGTCAAGGCTCTATTAGTTTTAGTACCATGATCAACATGCTCAATATATTCACCACCAGGACGATATCTGAGCATGGTATATCCAGAATCAGTTTCTATAGTTAGATGATTAAATCTGGAAACATAATCGTTCAGTTGAGTATTGAAAAACTCAAATAGTTTATTATCTAAGTCTTTTTCTTTGGCACTACCACCAGATGCTGAGATTTCAATCAAATCACATTTTCTTACTTTTGATTCTTCATTACCCTCCATCATATCACCAGTCGTTAGAGCTGGTTGCCATAGTGAACTATTATCGTCAAAATAGTCCATCAGTTCTTTACACTGTTCCTTAGAGAAAACATGCTTGTAATAGACAATTCCGTCCATTAAATCATTCACATATTGTGGTTCTCCCGTGTATATGTTTTTCATTTCGGTAATGACATGTGGTGGTGGTCTCCAACCCATTTTAACATATTCTTCTGCTACAGTACGTCTCACGAATGGTTCATCTATTTCACCTCGATTAGAATCATCAACACAACAAGATGCAGCACCATCAGCTCTCACATAATGTAAAAATACCTGAGAGCAAAAAGTACCCTCAAATTTATGCCTCCAATGTGGTGAATAGCATCCTAAGAATACTACACCATCCCCAGGTTTCATAATGACCTCTTGAGGTTCATTATTATGATCACAAATATAAATTGGCCAATCAGCATCTGCATCAAGATTGACCGAGACTGTTAATTCACATGCTGGTCTATCTGTATGACTCTTTAGTTCTTCACCGTTTGAATATATTCTACTATACACATAGGTTGGTAATAGTTGAGACTCGACAATCAATGAAAGATCATTGATCTTTTCATGAAGTAATTTACGAGAACCTTCATGATTATAAACACAGGCTGAATTTGGTGCCTGACTGTCACCCTCATACTTATTTTTCTTATGATCTTCTTTTAGATTATCCGAAAGTTCCTTGGCATTTTCCAAACTAATAAAGTTTGGTATTAAGAGATAATTTTGTTCTAATAATGTTTTATTCATTTCAATACTCCATGAATCCAACCTGTGCAAATATATTTTACTTCTGATTTTGGTGGATAACCACGATGAGTATAAGTCCAAGTTGATGGAAATATAATCATCTTCCCTGTTTCTGGTTGTATTTTTGTTCCATCAATAAACTCAGTATAACCATCCTCATGAATATCATTTAGATACCAAATGAAGGTAAAGTATCTTGGATTCCAATTGGAATCTTCATGGCCATGTGCAAAATCATGATGCCAAGTATAAAATCCACCTGGAACTGTTTCTTGTATCTGATAACCAGCATCTCCCCAACCCTCACAATATTCATGTATGTCCATGAACTTATGAATTTCACAGTATTTTTTGAAATACTCAGATACCTTATTGCAAAATATTTTATCCTCCTTTTCCCATCCTGTGATTTTTGATATTGATAAGTCCGTAGATTTCTTTATCTCTTCATTTAATCCAGCACCAACTAACCCAGGATACCGTCTGTCATCGGTCTTGAATTTTTCAATACAGTGATTACAAAAGTCTTTATCTAAAGCATTATCAAATTCAGTAATGAAGTCGGAGAATTTATAATTTGGGGCACTAATATCAGTTATCATAACAATTAAATTTAATGACTGTGAATTACCCCATTCTCATGAACATGAGGAATTGAAGAATTATATAGGTGCATTTGTCCATGTTGCAGTCCAGCACCTAAAAGACCAAAGAAAATTAGAACTGGTACGTACTTAATAAATTTCATGCGGAAATGACTATATCTTTAAAATTATTTATATTCATATAGGAAACCATGATCAGTAGTATAGTGTATTTTTGTGATACCAGCTTCTTTAAGAGCTAATGCACATACTGGGCATGGTTTTGCCATACGAAGTTCATCATGATTATGACCACCTAATCGTGCTACTACAATTGTATCACATTCTTCACGACATTTGACAAGAGCTGCAATCTCAGCATGAAGAAAGATTTTTTCAGGTCTTCCAACACGAAGAGCAAATGATGCCTGTAGTGGATGTGATTTAGTCTCTAGGTTTGTTGCAGTCATTACAACTTTACTTTTGTTGAGAAGAACTGCTCCCACCTGTTTTTTAGATGGTGATGATCTGGCAGTTTCAATCGCCAGATCATAGATCGAATCAGACAACATCAGCGGCGGACCTTGGAGATGGCCGGTTCTCCCTTCTCAAACACAGTATCAACGACCGCCTGAACGCTCCTAGCGGTGCCGATGCCCACGCCATCAAAGACGGGCACGCAGACCAGTCCAAACGTCTTCTGAGCGCCTCCCAGGCGGATCACACGCCCGATTGACTGACTGATACCGATGTAGTCCATATTACGCATGAACAGAACTGCCTCCAGTCCGTTGACATTGATACCTTCAGACAGAATAGAGTGGTGAATAACCACGAACTTCTTCTCAGGATCTTTACCCCAAGCGTTCATCGTATCGAAGAACTTATCACGGGTGACTTTCTGACCATCGATGATAGCTCCAGTCTTGCTGGTGATATACATGCAAGAATAGCCACGCTCAGCAAGTTGTTGCTGAAAGTCAGACTCACTCAACATCCTGACAATCTGCTTGGTAGAACGAGCAGCAATCAGGATCTTACTGAGGGAGTTTGCATCAATGGTGTCCAGAAGATTCTTGGAATCAGATTGACGCTGATCACCAGTAGGAAGTTCCTGAATCACAACCTTGGGAGGGAGAATATAACCCTCTTTGACAAGCTGAGGAGCAGGAACATTGTGAATCACCTGACCATAGACCTCAGGATCATTCATCCCAGGTTTTGAGATAGTGAGAGAATGCTTAGGAGTAGCAGTGAAG